GATATAGGCTTCACCAGAACCGTCAATGGAGGGCAGATTAACCGCCCCTGTGCCGATGTATTGAGCATTCACACCGGGGTAAATGCAGTCTGGCAACCATAGGCAAGCCTCTTGGATTCGAGGGTGTTTCAAACCTTCCGCAATCGTCATGGACACAGACTGGTTGCCAATGAACAAGCTGCTGCCAGCAATCAGATGGGCCAATTCCAGCATGTCTTTGACCCTGACACGCTCAATCTCCCCAAAGTGGCTGAATGCCTCGTATTCCTCATCCAACCCCACAAAAACAAGGCGTTTGCCGTAATGTTTGACGATCTTAGCCCAAGGGAACTTGTCATTATGGTAACGAGGGCTGCGATTGACCACGATTCTGCCGTGGGGTTTTACGTCAAAAAGCGTCAACCAAGGACGATCAAATCTCGGAATGTCTGCCAAGAATCCAAACATTTTGGCGTGTCGGGCATGGACTTCGGCCAAGTTGGAGAATCCGTCATGCAAACTGCGGTGGCGGAAATCCTCTGAACGCCAATCACATTCGTTTGGCCTTCCAATGCGGACAGCCTTGATGATGGGCTGGCTTTCAAGGAACGGACGGATGAACTTCTCACGGGCTACAATGCCTTTGGTCATGCCATCGTCCCAAAGATGGTAAATGGTAGGATTTCCTCGATAAACAAGGGGCGCTAAAGACACAACGCAGTCACCTAAATCGCCGCTGCTGGATACCACCACGGAGGGCAAATCAATGTTCACTTTGATTGGTTTTACTGCATCCTCAACGGACAGGTAATTGCCATCATACTTTTGTTCCACAAAGTTCCACGCCACGGTATCCTCAAAGACTTCCTCGGTGCAATGGATTCCTTCAATGCCAATGTGCTTAGACCTTGAGGCTGTTGGAACGATGCAATGCAAATCGTTCTTTGGCATGACTCGAAGCTGGATATTCCAGTCCCAGCCTGCGGGAGATTCGTCCTCTTTTCCGCTGGAATAGTCAAAGTCCCAAGTGTCTTTGAGATATTTGTTCCACACATGGGGCCATGTTCCCCAGATGTTGCCAGTGAACTCGGTGACTCGATGCCATGTCGCGGGATTCTTATTGGCCTTATCGCCTACCCACTTAGCGCAGATCGCCATTGTTTTCTGGTCGCCATGCAGGTTCCAACGGCTTGTTCCCCAAAGAAAGTCGAGGATGTCTGGCGAAACAAGAAAGTCGTCCTCGCCAAGAATGGTGAAGATTGCGCCCTCAATGCGGAAGCAGTGGTCAAACAAGTGCCAAGGATTGCGTAGGACGCCTAGCTTTTCTTTGTTGAAATGCTTGATGACAGGAACCGGCGATTTAGCCGCAAACTCGTCAATGACGGCTACGCATTCATGCCTCTTGTCCGTAGGCTCAATGAAGAAATGAACCGATGACAAAAGCGATAGGTTGGTTTTAAGCCAGCTATCCAGCGTAGGTTTGAGATACTGCGGACGATCAGCGCAGGTAAAAGCCAAAATGGTCTGGCTTTGCAAGCGTCCCAAAGTCGTAGCCCCATGCTCATAGCGTTCCTTGGAGTTCGACTTGCGAGCCACATCATCTTCTTCGCCATAACCTTGCGAGGGATTAGCATGGAGAAAACCAAGGTCAACCTTACCTCCTTTTGTGGCATCTACATAGCCCCATCGTTTTGCAACTTCAGTGAACCAGTTGTCGCAATAGACCGACTTGAAGGACGGGTGCCACAAATAGCCCATCGCTTCATAGAAACGCTTAGACACGATGGGATGGCAAATCAGTTCGTCCTTGCGATGCTTGTCGCCAACATGCAGGATGTCTGCTCCATTGCTCATGTAGGACTCAATGATCTGATCCCAAGCATGAGCGGGTTGCCAATCATCATCTAAAGCAACCAGCACATCACCAGTCGCTTCTTCAGCAGCTTTGTTCCATGCCGCTACAACGGTGTTCTCATTGGAGATTACCGCATCAGGAAACGCAGCCTTGCCAGCTTCGTCATCATGGTCAACGCAGGTGATGATTTCAATGTTGGCTGAATTGTCCGCACGTCCAAGCCATAGTTGCTGGCATTTCTTAGCGGCTTCAGGACGACGAGTGGCGTGCAGGAGGCTGATTTTCATTAGAAAATTGGAAGGACGGATTGCTCAGTAGTGATTTTTGTTGTGATTAGCCACGACTTAATTAGTGTGCTCCCTTCAATGTTGTCATAATTTTTGAGCAGCAATCGCTTTACCCCATCGGGATTTCCCCTCCATTCAAAACCATCAGAAAGAAATGCGGATGGCCTGATATAAGTTCCATCTGGGCGTTTAATAATTGCTTGAATTGAAATTAACGATTTAGGCGATTCAAACTGATCCGCTTTAAATTCAAAGTTTGAGTTGGATTTGTTCATTTCGTTCATATTTGGTTCGCCCACCCACCACCAAATGTGATGAGTCGGCTTTGAGGTAAAGTAGATTGAGTAGGTTTCTGAGTCAAGAAGCTCAAGCTAAATTCGCTGTTGCCGGGGCGTTGTCGAAGCACGACTGCGGCTTTCTCGTTTGATGAAAGGTTGTGTCGAACACGCGCAACGTGTAGGCACATAAGGGCTGCGTCCGCCAAGTCCGGGGATTTCTTGGTTCGCAATCGCATGTCTTTCTTCGACTCGATTTGAACCACGCCAGCCTTTTCCTGATACGTTCGTGAAACCAATTCAGCCACCACGTCTGGTTTCAGCCCTTTAAGCTGCCCTGTGCGGACAAGTTCTCGGCCTACATACCAAAGCTCGGATGCCATGTTGAAGAATCGGTCACACCCTTTGCGGTTGTCGTTGCGGGAAACTGGCATATCCGAGCCTCTGCCAGAGAACTTGATGTTGATGAAGCCAAGGCCAATCTCGCGTGCGATCAACGCTCCAAACGGTTCACCACCACCCGTTGCGTCAATGGCAAAGTTTCGCACATCTACTTTATGCTCTCGCAGCTTTTCTTTGGTAAGTTGAACCACCCATTCAACTTTGGAAATACTCTTGTTCGTGATGTCTTCATCCAACACATACAGGTGGGTAAGCTCGAACACTTTCTGTTTCGTCTGAGTGTCCACATTGACAGCGATGCCTGACTTTCCAATAGCCAAAGCAGCACGGTCGCCTCCATGCACGAAGCCGGGGTCAAGCGCAGCAACAATGACTGGAGGCTCAACCCATGTGGCGCAAGGACGATCAGCCCCATACTTCACAATCTCCGTCTCAGTGTAGATCGAATCAAGGTCGCCAGCAGGACTCCAAAAACCGCGAATCTGCTCGTAGTAGCCCTTCGTCTTGGTTCCAATCGGTCCAATCTGTTGCAGCTTTTCAAGGGTAAGAAGCCCTTTCCAGCGTTCCTCACCAAGAACCACGTTTGGCGATTTCTCACCGTCAAATCGAATGCAATACCCCTTGAGGCCAAAAGGCTCAATCTCAGTTTCCCATTCGTCATCGTCCTCAGTGATGGTCGCCCATCCTCCTTTGGGACGTGAGATGATGCCACCCGGATCATAAAACGAGTTCGGATTGAATGCGCCTGCCAACTTGAATTTTTTGTTGGCCGTAAGGTTGTTGAGGGCTGTGTTTACCAACGAGTGCTTTAGGGTGGCAAACTCATCGCCCATTACTATCATTTGCTCGGCCTTTGTGCCTTGCAGCTTGTCAGCGGAGTCTTTTTCAGAAGAGCTTTCTGCGGCAAGAAGAATGATGCCTCGCGTTTCACTTTTGACCCCATCATGCTCAAAACGAATACGGTTCTGTGAATCCACTAGCTTCCCCGGCATAAAGTTGGGGCCGAAATACTTCTCCAGATGAATCCAGATGAGTTTGATTTGCCCCCAGATTTTGTCTTTGGCTGCTGCAACTGTGGTTGACGTGACAATTACCTTTGTGTCTTTGGGGAAGATAAAAAACCACATTGCCCCAATCATTGCTAGTGTGTTCGTTTTAGACGAAGATTTGTGACCCGCTATTGCAAGTATGTTGTGTTTGTAGAAGTTGCCAAGAATCCGCATGGCATTTGGATTCCACTCAAAGTAATAAATTCCCCTTGGATCGCCAAACACGATCTTCGTAAAGTTCACAAAATGCTGGGGCCAACTGACTAGTTTGTTGCCCGGAATGGCTTTCATTCGGTCATAGCCACGCAAAATGCAAAGCTCCATATACCACTCAGGACAAGGAATAATCTTGCCCTTCGGACCCCAAGGTTTATTGGGCCAAACACGCCCATATTTGATGACTCGGTTGTCTTTGACTGGTTTTGCGGCGACTGCCATTTGACAGAAGGTTATGCGTCAAGGTGAGTTTTGCAAGACACTTTAACCCTCATCTTGTTTGGTAATCTCAAAGCGGAAATGCCTACCCACCAATCGGGCATTGACCGTTCGGTAACGCTCGCCATCGCGGACCTTGTGGAAAAAGATGTGCCGTTCAAACTGCGCCTCTTGGGTATTTTCGCCATCATCCTGCTTCTTCCATGATGGCTGTCTTTTGTCTTTGGGCGGCGGAATTTTCTTGATCTTCAGCAGATTGTCCGAGTCTTGCTCAATCGCCATCGACTCGCGGACATCGCCATCCTTGTTGACCTGTGAAGGCATGATGATATGTGCTCCCGTCATTTTGGCGCATTGTTTCGCCGTGCTGGTGATGTGGGCAATCTCCCGCTCACGGCTAGGTGTGTCAGCCGAAGTCTGGCAAAGCTGGATGTAATCAATCATGCAAACAACCTTGCGCCCCTCTGC